GCCGCCACAATGGCGAGACAGAGTATGCCTATGAGGACTGAGCCGCCCACGACAGCCATGTCGCCGACAAGCTCCTGCGTTTCCTCTTGCTGGCGTTTCTTGGCCGCAGCGCGGGCCTTTTCTTCGACGCGCTGATCTTTCTTGAGCTGAAGGATTTCCTGCCACGCATAGTAACCGAAGCGCCCGATCACTAAGGCCTTTACTTCCGAAATGTGCTCTGCGGCAAGCTGTTGATTTATCACGATTTCAGTGATGGATTGGCCGTTCTGACGGGCTTTGCGTTCTTCGTCTTTGAGGTGTTTTGAGCCCTCAAACAGGGCGTCGATCTGTCCTGCCACCGACGAAATTGACGAGGCTGCTCCCAGCGTCTTGGATATTACTTCTGTCGCGGATTTGATCAAGGCTATGCCGGTTAATATCTCGGCCACTGGCATGGTCGTTGTTCCTTATTTATATGCTTAGTATTTAGCGGCCACCATGAGATCGATGGCGTCTCGGATCGCATCGAGGTTTGCGTCGATACGTGCCATAGTTACCGCCTGTTGGTGGCTGGTACTTTCGACCTCTGCCATGCGTGATGACATGCGTTGTACGTCAATGCTGTTGGCCTCGATGTCTTTGACCATACCGCTGACAGCCCAGACGATAGCCGCGCCTTGGCCGACTAAGGTCAGTACAATTGCAGCACCCGTCCATTCGTTTTTAGTCGTCATTTGTACACCTTGTGCTGGTCGGGTTTCTCAAGAAAGCGCGGCACACAATAGGCCAACGCGAAGTGCTTTGGGCTCGTCAGATGGCCGTAGCGACGGACGATCTCACGCGCATGGTAGTTGCAGGCCTCGAGGCTGGCGAAGAGCATCGCGGGTCCCTCTAGTGAAGCCCCGCCGACAAAGACTAGCAGGGCAAACACGTGCATCATCTCTAGTCCGCGTAGATGGCACTTGGGCGCATGACTTGGATACTGCCTGCCTGCGCGGCCTCGTTGGCTTGCTCCTGCTCTTCTGCGAGGAACTGTCCGTACTTTTGCTCGAAGATAGGCCCACGCTCATCAAGGAAGTAGTCACCTGCATAGCTCAGAGCCGCGTACATGATCAGATCGCTGGAGGTTGCTGCTAGCGCGTTCTCATCGCTGTCGGAAGTCATGGCCGCAAAGGGTCCATAGTAGCTGACGTTGACCGTGCCACTGGGAGGCTCAGGGAACAGCAGGATCGTTGTCCCTTGCTGCGTAAAGTGCTTTGACGTCCCAGCTTGGCCGGTGGCTTTCATCTCTAGCATCTCATGCAGCGGTACTCGCGTTAGGGCACTGTTGCCGTGGTAGATGTCGATGACCTCCAGAGCAGTCGCGGGCAGGGCGATAGACCCCGTCTGACTGCTAATTGCGTAGGTCTGTATGGCTTCCATCGAGGGGATACGGAGGACGCGCTGAATGCGAGAGATGCCCTGATCGATGAACGTGTCAGCCAATGCGTTGAGGCAGTCGCTGCGGTTAAGCAGGGCCTTGAAGTGGGTTCTGAGGGCACCTTTGTTCATGGGCTAGTTCCTTTTATCCGTCGCCATAAAGTAATCCAAGCTCTGATCTCGGAGCCTTTTGACAATCTCTTTGACGTTGTGGTTGTAGAGGTCGAAGCCTTCTCTGAGCCACTGCTCATGTACGACCACGGGTATCGAAGCCACACGCTGGAAGTCTTTTTCACGGGTTTCACTACTCGCGTTTCGGCTGTCTTTAAGGTCATCCAAGAAGGCGGTGGTGATGTTCTGGGTATTCTTAAAGGTGACATTATCGCCCTCCTGCAAATACTCTGTCTCAACGCCCAGCAAGTTGCGCGGGGCGGGCTTATTATTATCTTTTGTCATTTTGGGGGTGCTCTGTGCTGTTGCTCTGATGTGGATTGTAAAAGAGGACCGGCGGGGGAGACGAAGTAAGGAGAGCAGCCAACCTTCGTCTTCTTTGGTCCCGCCGGACCTCAATAGTTTAGACCCGTTTAGCTCAGGCCAGTGATCATGTGGTCGGAGGCGAAGGACATATGCTTGATAGACCCTTCGTAGTTAACCATGTGCTGATCACTGTCGCCGGTCTTCGCAAGCAGAGTGCGAGTGAACGGACGTAGCACACAAGTACGCCACATCGACGGATCGATAAGGAATGCGTGTGTGGTCAACTGGTGTCGGTTAAGCACGACTTTGTACTCACCGAACGGCGACACATAGAGGTCGATCACATTAACCAAGGTCTTGGTTTGCGCAAACTCACGATTACGCCCAGAGGCAGCGGCAAAGCCACTGACAATCAGTGAATCGGCAGGTTTGATCATAAGCACCGAAGGCTCGGAGCCCGCTGTGTATGCAGCTTGACCGGCGACCAACAGCTTTGCTTCTGTCAGTGGGTCGGTTGAACCGCTACCTGCATCTGTGGAATCGGTGATCTGTGCTGTGACAGACGCCATCTTCCGAGCAGTACTGCCGTTGGCATCGGCAACAGCCGCTTGGGCTACACCGACGTAGGCCCGCTCAAGGTCACGCTTGATTTCCTTGAGGGTTTTGCCCATTTGGTAGGCAGTTTCCTTAGCACGGCCATAGGTCTTAATGACATCAGCGGTGGCTGAAATCTGAAAGCTTTTGACCAAGATTTGGCATTGGTTTGTGCGAAGGGTTGTCGGGCTTTGTGTGCCTGCTGATACGTCAGCTCCTTCGACGGCGGCGTTTGCGCCTGCTGCTGCCAAAGTATCTTCCTGCCAGTCAAATGTTCGCGCTGAAACTTTCTCAGATTTGATCAGCGAATACATCGGGCAATCAGTGGGGGTGATGTTGGTAATAATGTCCGAGACATCTTCTGCTTTACCAATCTGGTTAAAGGTCGTGTACGTAGCCATTGTGTTGGCTCCTTAGTGGGGTTGTTATTGCTCCCACCGCGCCATCAAAGCTTCCGCTATATCGTCAGCATCAGAACCGCCATTAGCTCTAAGCATTTGTTGCGCTTTGTCTGCGCGACGTTTGCTGGAACCAATATCGTTAAGCGGTGCTTTGTTAGACCTAAGTATCCGTTTACCCTTGTTGCCTTGCTTTGCCTTGATCACCTTAGAAGCGGCCTTTTTAGTTTGGGCTGTCTTCTTCGACTGATCGTATAGTCGGGCTTTGTTCAAAAGCATGATGACTTGCGGATCGACGTATTGATCCACTTGTTCACTGGGTAACCCTTGGCTGACCGCATAGCTTCTGATGTCATTGTATACATCGTTTGACCAGTCGGGCATTTGGGTCTGAAGAACTTTGACGCACTCACTCGCGGCCTGTTGATGCAGCACTTTCTGCTGGTCTTGGGCATCACGGTAAAAGGCGTCGGCCTCTTCAGTTAGGAATTTAAGGTCGGCTTCTGCGTCCTTTGCCTCGGACCTGAGCTTGGCGAAATCGTCGGCGTCCATCTGTCGGCTTGCGACTAACATGTCCACTTCGGAGTAGGGCTTGGCTCGGGCTTGGGCGCGTTCGAGAAGCTTCTGATAGCTGATGTCTGCTTTTTGCAGAGCAGCGTCGGCTTGTTTGCGGGTGTTTGCGAGGTCTTGAGACTTGCGGGTCAGGCTGGCTTCTTGACCGTGCAGACGTTTTAGAGCGGCTACGGATACCCGTTGTGTTTCACCATCGACAATAACTTCGACCTGAGTGTCGTCATCAATTGATAACTCTACTTCGTCTTCTTCTTGGTCGTCGTCGGTTTCGTTGGTTTCTTCACTGTTGTCGTCTTCGGGGTCTGTGTCGTCTTCGGCGTCTTGTACATCATTTTCATCATCCTGATCTTCGTCAGATGTATCCTCTAGTGTCTCGTCTGCTTGAGGTTCATCTGTTGCCTCTTGTTCCTCGTCAGATAGGGTTTCCCCGTCCTCCCAGCGATTAAGAATGGCTTGCTCCGCATCGTCTTGGTCGATGATACGGCTCTGAGGTTCTTGATTGTTGTGGACGTTATCCATGGTCCGTAAGTTCCTCTTGACTGTTGTCGTCGTCTTCTACTGCTGAGATCACGCGCTCGTTAATTTCGTCTCGAACCGCGACCCACTGCTTAAGTGTGTTTGCCACGTCTACTAGTGCTCGATAGTGGCGGTAGTTGGTCTCTCGTCCTGCGTCGTCTGCTGGGTCCGAATTGACGTATGTCGTGAACGTACCTTCGACCAGCGTGTTGACGCAGGCGTTGAATGCAGGGTTAGCCAATAGCGCCTCTGCCTCGTCACCTTGGGTGACAAGTTCCTCTTCAGTCATCGTGTGCTCTCCTTGGGGGGGTGTGTATTTAGCCTGTTGGTGAGGCTATTGCGCGGACGTCATCTGCCGTCTTCGCAATCTCTAGCTCGGCTGTATCGACCATAACCTTATGATCTAGCTGGCTTTCTTTGAGGTCTAGGCTGTCAGACTGCATGGCAAACGATTGCTGTGCTTTCATCTGATCTAGCTCCATCTTCATCTGGGCCATCTGCGCGTCCATTTGGAGCTTCTGCTCGGCCAAGGCGGTCTGGCGCTCTTGGATTTGCATCTGCTGTTGCTGCATTTGCATAGCCATCTCTTGCGCTGGGTCGGCTTGTGGTGGTGGCAACTGGTCGGGCGGCGTCAGGTAGTCTTGGACGTTCTTGATGCCCGAGTTCTCCATGACATGGCTCATAAGCTTGTACTGGTTTGGAGCTTGGTACATAGCCGACAGAGTTGGATCTTGCGACATCAACCCGTGCAGCGCGAGATACTTCTGCGCTTCCTGCTCCTGCTCACCATATCCGAGGTGCATCTCAACAGTGACATCGCGCTTGGATGCCCATTGCGCTGGGCTAATCTCGACGTAGTCACCGGCTAGCTCTACGATCTTCTCGTCAGTCTCGTTTTCGACGCACAGTTGATACACAAGTTGGTACAAGGGCCGCAGGAAGTTGTTGGCGAAGTTGCGGGCAATGATCTTTTGACGTTGCTGGCTCATCGTTGCCAGTTGCTCGACCATAGCTGCTGAGTTCTGCTTTGAGACCGCGTCTTTGTTGGTACCTTGGCTAAGACGGCTGACGCCCGTGGTATCTTCCTTGTCCTCGTCCAACATCTTGATAGTATTGAATATAAACGGGTTGAGAGGCGCTTGCTGCATAGGAACAATGGCATCGGGTCTGGTAACGTTTATGATACCACCGACGCGACCATCGATAAGCTCGCGAGGATTGGTAACGCCGCCTTTTGTTACGACGTATCTCGGGTTGTTGGTGATCATCGCATGGTCAAGGATAGACCGTGTAAGCACCGTGCGGGCGTTCTGTATTGGTACAACCTTAGAGGCAAAGTTGTTTCCCCAGAATGAATGCGGTATCGGCAGTGGGGTGAAGACAACAAAAGGCTTGCGGTTGACCTTTTCCTTCTCCAACAGGACATTGCCAGCTTTGACCAAGCGGTAAAGTTCAGCCTCGCCCGTGCCGTCGATGTCCATCATCGTGTAGCATTCGTAGCAGGTCACCGAGCGGACTTGGTCTTGGTACCCGTTGGCGTTAAAACCACGGTCACTGCCAATCTCTTCGTGGCGGGCGAGAACCTCTGGGTCAGTTTCCATATCAATGTCTTCGTGTTCCCCAATCTTGTCGATCAGGTCTTCGTCGTACATCTGTCGTAGCTCGGATATGGTTTTGCTGGCGCGGTGGGCGCAAAAGAGAACGTCGTCTAAGTCCTTAGCCTGTGGCTCGATTAAGAACTGCTCTGGGGCAATGTTCTCAATGACAACCTGTGATGTATCTTGGGTCACGCGGATATCACCCGAGTAAAAGCCGAGGCTCTCTTCGATCTCTTCGATCTCTGTGTTGTCCTGCGCCAGCACTGCGTCTAGCTCATCTTCGGTCAGGTCCTCGACGTATTCTAAGTGGCTCTCGGTCTGCTCTTTCCAGTAGACCCTGACGATGCCTGCGCGGGCAATGAGGCCGTCGTGGATGGCCGTATGCATTACGCTGTAGAGGTCGTTCTGACGATGGGCGACGTAGTCGGTGTATTCGGTGCATACCTCGGCCATCTGTACGTCATCTGCATTCTGAGGGGCAAAGCGCACCGTTTTGTTACCGGCGGCAAAGGTCTCAAGTAGCTGCGCTTTCATCGACTCGACGCTGTCATAGACGTCCATTGAGACATAGCTGCTGTTGCCGTCGTGGGCTTTCTTTGGAAGCGTGGCGTTGTAGTAATCGACAGCCCGTTTGCGTTCACGACTGATCTGGCTGTCATAGTAACCGACTGATCTGCGGATGTTAGAATCGAGAATGACCACGATGCCTTCGTCATCCAGCTTCTTATAATCTTTGGTTTTCATTTCATACCATTTCTATGTAGTAGTTGTCGGTCGATTCAATCGGTTCCCAAGCCCCTTCGTGGACGTGGTTGGCAAGGGCCAGCGCCATTACGCAGTCATCGTAGCAGCCAGACTCGGCCTCCATAGCACCCGTCTGAGTCGCCACGTATGTGAGCATTTCTCTGATCGTAACCTTGCAGTTTAGCTCGAGATCATCGTCTCTGTGCGCGGCCCTTAGTTGATCGATGATCAGGGGCTTGGTCTTGGAAGTTGTTGTAAAACCGAGCTTCATTGTCTCTCGATCTGTGAGCTTGTCGATCTGGGTCTCAGTGTAAAAGTTGGGATACGCCATGTCTTTGCCGAGCCGTGTACAAGTCAGGATGCCGTGGCTGTTGTTTTCGACGATGATGAGCGCCTCGTTGTAATACTCGCCCAGCGCAGCAAGCACTGTCGCGAAGTGGTCGGGGTGGACATGACTTCGCCACACAGCGACCTGACGCTTTTTGCTATCGAGAACCTGAGCGCAGGAGTAGTCACCGCCTCTCACGCCCATAGAGACGTCAGCGCCAATCACGTACTGTTCACCGTCTTGGTGAGGCCGGTAGATCGACAGTTCACCTCGGGCGTTGTCCAGCCATTCGCCGCCTTCAAGGGCAAGACGCTGCTGTAGCTCTTCGGTGTCGGACAGACGAGACAAAAGCTTGTCGGGGTTAAACACTGGTCGCCCAGTAGTCAGGAATGCTTCGTCGGGGTAACTCGGGTACTCCTGACGGAATAGGTCGAGGCCGTTCTGCGCGACCTTGCGACGGCGAAACATAAGCTGGCCGTCATCGAGGTCATACTCGGCGGCTAAGTCAATCTCGTCGGGGGTGCGCTCGAAGTTGTCAGGGACGGGCTCACGATAATCGGGGTCTGTGAACCAAGGTATGAACACCGGCACGTACCCGTTGGTACCATCGACGGCCCCCTTCCAGAGGTCGTAGAATATACCTGAGATACCATTGGCTGTGCTCTCCACAAAGATAGCCGTGCCGTTAGTGTTGGGCACAGCTTGCGTCAGTCCATTCCAGTTTTCCAAGGCCGTAGACTTCTGCCAGAAGGCAAGCTCGGATGCGTGGACGTGGGTAAGGGTCTCGCCTCGTCCAATGCTCTCACCGCCAGCGGTGGCGACTACAAAGCTACTGTCGAGCACGTCGAAGCTCAGTTCGCGGCGTGACGAATACTTGGTGTGGGGCTTAAGGATCTCAGGACAGTTTTCGTGGTACCTCTTAGTCATATCGAAGAGGGCTCTGGTCGAGTCACTGTGGTGCGTAATGACCATCGCCTTGGAGGCGTTTCGCTGGCTGACGCTGAAGTACAAGTAACCGCCTGTGTAAGTGCTGAGACCCTGCTGTCGGGCCTTCAGTATAATAATGCGGACCTTGCCTTCAGACGCCATCTGTTGCTCGACGGCATCGTTTAAGATGGTCTGAGCGTTGTTCAGTTTAAGTGGTGCAATCTCGCCAGCCTTGGTGCGGATCTTTAGGGCGCTCTGGGCGTAGAAGCTAAAGCTGTTTAACAGTCGTTTCCTCACTGCTACCAATTTCGGATCTAATGCTGTCATCTTTGCTCTCTTCTTCGATCTTAAGCTGCTCGTCATCCTGTGGCCCATCGTGCTCGATGAGCAAAGAACTTAGGAAGCTCTCAGCTTTGCCGACAGTGACCTCTACGCTGGCCGCTGGCTTCGATCTTGTGAAGTCTAAGACCAGACGTGCAGCCGTAAGCTTGTCTCTGTTTTGCGCGGGCTCACGCATGATGGCGACAGCAGCTTGCAAGGCCTCTTTCCCATAGTCATCAACGTCGAATTGCTCAGTCATAATAGCCACTATTCTCTCTGCTTCTTTGCGGGCCTTTTCTCTTATAGGCACTAGCTGCTCGGCTGTGTATCCATCGACTACACCGACTGGCCTGCCTGCCTGCTTTGTCTTCTTCTTAGTTGACCACTGCTTTCGCAGAGCGCGGCCCTCTGGCGTTTTCATCAAGTTTGAGAAGTAATGGTTCTTTTTCGGGGTGGACTTCTTTGGATACTTTAGGTCGTCTTTTGCCGCTCGGGCTCGGGGTTTCTTTGGTGCGACCATGTTCAATCTCCTGCCTGACGATTTCTAATGATTTAGGTGCAGTGTGGCAGAACTGCTCAGGGGGCAGACCGTGCTCCATCTCGGTGTAAATCGCTAGTTTATCTGGGCCTGACAGGGCCGAGTTTCGGACCCACTCGATGCGCTTGAGTAGGTCCACGAAATCAAATGCCGTGGTTTTCAAGTTGCTCTCCTTGATTGCATACAAAGTAATCCCAATGAGGTCTTTTTTTAGAAGGGGGTTTGGGACTGTTACGCGGCTTGCTGTGGTGACAACGAGCCTGCTTGGGGGGACAATGCGCCCGCAGGCATTTGCTGGCGTTGCTTCTCTTCTTCCTCTTCCTCGGCGCGTCCGTTGAGCATCATGGCTAGTACTACGGCGACTATGGTTGCGAAGGGGTAGGCGTGGAGCTTCAAGTCTGGGTTGCCCGAGGCGTTGAGGTTCTCTTTGACCAGTTGTGAGGTGGTTGGTGCAACGGCTTTTGCCAGACGGGGGTTTACAAAGTACAAGAGCACGGGATCGACAGCCCGCTCGTCTGCTTGGTTTATATAGTCCAAGAAACGATTGACGCGGGGCGTCTGTGTAGGGTCGTCTTTGCGGGCCTGTAGTGCCGCCATGATCCGACGAACAGGTCGTCTTTGTTTGGGGTTATTCTCAACGTAAAGATCAATGTTCTTTTGGATATTGTCGATCTCTTTGTAGACGCGCTTGCGGACACTGTCGCTGTATTCTGAGTTGTCTTGCATCATGCGCTCAATGACGCTTTCAAAGCCGCTGTCTTTAGCCACTGCGTGACCAAGCTCATGCAAAACAGTGGTCAGTGCATAGAGGTCGTTGACGTCACCAAGCGTCTCAGCTTGAGCACCAGCGTTCATGCCCCATACAGTGCGACCTATATCGGAGTAAGCACCTCTGATGCCTCTAGCATTCTCTGTCAGTGGGCGGCCCATGTCGTCAAACATCTCTTGCTGACTGTCGAAAAGACGAACACTGACGTTGAGAGCTTTACTAAGTTGCAAAGCGGCATCGATATCTTGGATGCCGTCAGCGTACTTTGTACCGGCCTTGCCAATCTCAAATGCAGGGCGAACAAAGGGAAGCTGTGCCTTCACCTGATCAGGTGTAGCAGGCTGGGAGCCGAGCATCTTGTTGACGAGCGACTTCATGTTAAACGGGGATTGCTGTTGAGGCTGCTGTGCAGGAGGGGTCGCTAGGACTCCAGTATTCCCTTGCTGGGCGAGGTCTTGGTCGAAGGATTGTCCTGCATCGGGACTGGTTGGCCCTCGTCCTCCGCGTCCATCTCCGCTAAGAGGTCCCAGTCCGTCTCTTTGCTTAATTGCTTCGACGACTTTTCGAGCAGCGTTGGCGTAATCAGGCGCATCATCGTCTTCGTATCCACGGCTCTCATTCCCTTCGGTTTGCTTTGCTGTATCATATAGGCGCTTTTCAGGATACCACAACAGGGCCTGTAGGTCACTCATAGTTAGCTGTTGATTGCTGTTTTGGCGTATAGCAGGCTCGTCCTGTAGGCGACCAAGAGCGCGGGTAAATACCTCACGAATAAAATCACGCTCTGCGGCACCTTTTGGAGCTTCTTGTTGCCCGTCTAAGTAGCCTGACAGGCCGTTGCCCGATTTGCGTATCTCAGGGCTTAAAAGGTTAAGCACCTCGCGCCATTTTGGGTCCATAGACAGCTTGGCTGTAGCCTGTGCAAAAGCGTTGAGCTGCGAGGTAGACATGTTGGGCTTTATGGTTACAGGCGCTTTGGAATAAAGCTTGCGAAGCACCCGACGCTCGGCGTTTGACAGCCCATTGATCAGGTCTTTGATCTCGCCACGCTTCTTCTTTTCCATAGCAGGATTTGGCACAACTAAGGTGCCGCGCCAACGACCAACAGTCCGCATAAGCCAGCGGTCCATAGTGAGAGCGTCGAAGTTGCCATATAGATTACTAAAGAAGCCGTTGCCGATCTTTGGCCCAAGGATTGAGGCACCGCGCACAAGGGTGCCCTTGCCTTCGCCAGTGACATCAACTTTGTATTCTTTTTCTATTGTTCGCACAGGTACCTGTGAGTTCATAAAGTCCGCCAGCCGTACATGGTCACCGTCAAACTTGTCGAGCATTGTGTGGTACATTTTTAGACCACTGTTTATACCCTTGGCGGCGGTACCTATGCCTGCTTTGTCTGGGAAGCGGCCTGTACGCTGCAACGTCTCATAGACCTGTGCGGCTAGTTCAAAGTTCTTGTCCACCTTGAGGCCATTAGACGTCACAGCCAATGCCCAGACAAACTGGAGCTTGTTCTTGGGGGTTGTGAGTACTTCGGGGTAGACTTCGCCCAATGTCTCTAGGGCCTCGGTAACGGTGCGATCATACCAACCAATGGCGTTCTGGTTGTCTTTGATTGCTTCCAAGGCGTCCGCGTAAACAAAGTCAGCCAAGCGTTCAATGTTCTCTGGGTTCACCTGTGTCAGATCGATGCCTGCGCTCTTCTGCGATGCCAGTGATTTGGCTTGCAGGTCCAGCTTAAAATCGCGGCCTTTGGTGTAAACCTTGCGGCGGGCGAAATCAAAAGAACGTGCAAGGCTGTTCTCTAGTGGGGTGCCACTGACGGCTCCAGTTGGGACGTTGTC